GTAGGAGCAAATTCCATAAGTCTTTGCTCTAAATGTTGACCCATCTTTTCGTAAAGGCTGGATTCAATTAATTTTTTTCCTTCGATCAAATTGTTATTAAGTATGCTAACTACTGCTTTTTGTAGGTCTGTCATTGTTATATCTCCTATTTCTATATATTATTTTATATTTGTTCTGATCCTTGATCGCCTTCGGGATTCATTTGTTGCTGAAGCATCTGTTGTTGCATAATTTTTGCCTGTTCTTCTTCGATTTCGGCATTCATTTCTGCAATTTCTTCATCGGTTTGTTTTAGTATATTTTTACGAACCCATTTAGCAGAGAAGAATTGATTTGTATAGTTTGCCATAATATTTAACATATCAACCTTTTCTCTCATTATTTCATTTTCTTTGAGTTCTGTGAAATATGAATCTTTATTCCAATCAAATCTAATGTCCTGAGACATAGCATTCCAATCTTCTTCAGTCATAATGCCTTTTAATAGACATTGTTTCTTTAAAAGATCTAAGAATAGGAAAGAAAATTTCTTTCGAAGTTTTTCTATAAATTTAAAGAATTGAACTTCATCTCTAGTAATTTCAGCAGATCTTCCCATATTGAAACCAGTTGTAGTTTCAAGTCTGCTAATTGGAACATTTAGTGCTCTGTAGACTTTCTTTAAAAGATAATCTACGTCATCCATTTGACCAAGATTTTGACCACCATCAAGTACTGAGATTTCTGTACCTCTATTTCCTTCTCTACGAGGAATCCAGAAATCCTCAAGCATAGACATGTGGTTTCTTTCGTCCTTTATTTCTCCTGATTTTGTATCGTATGTAATTTTATTACGATACTTATTCATTAAACTAGAAATATATTGTTCTGCTTTTTGCTTTGGTAGGTTTCCAACGTCAATATAGAAAACTCTTCTTTCTGGTGCTCTTGAAATTCTATAAATTACAACTGCATCTTCTATTTGACGAAGCATGTTTACTGGTCTAATTGCTTTTTGCAAATAACCAACAACACGCTTAGATGCACTATCGACCACCCCAGAATGAACATATGAAACAGAATCCACCGATATTTTAAGACCAGTAGTAGTGGTAGGTGTTAAAGAATCTTTATCCAAATCAGTATAGACATAAAACTCTTCTACCTTTTTCACAACAGAAAGATTCATTCCATTGATATTTTTATTTTCTTTTTCTACTTTTCTTACTTTTTGTATTTTAGTTGGATCAATAGAGCGGAGCTGTTGAATTCCTTTTTCTGGATTTTCAACATCTATTATAAGATGATAAAATAGTTTTGAATCTATGTACCATCTCCTAAAAATATCATCTGCTTTATTTGAAAAATCTAATAGTTTTTTAACTGTTTTAAATTCTTGGTGAATTTTGTTTTTGATGTTATCAGAAATAGAAGTGACATTATCTAAATCTAATTTTACACACTCATATTCACCATCAAAAACTATAGAATCATTTACAATATCCTGAATTGCTCTATCGACTTCTGGATACATTGCCATCGAACGATATTGTTGAATTTGTGTGTTCTCTTGAACAAGAGCACCACCAAAATCAAAATAACTACTGAAAAAACCGCCACCTTCGATGACATAAGTTCCATCGTAATCTTCTTGAGCAACAAAGGAGGGCTGGGACTTTGGTTGTTCCAGCCCTCCTAAGTCGTTCTCTCTTGTCGGAATATCGTTTTTCTTAAAAGAAAAACCAAACACTCTATCTATTAAACCCATAATATAAAATTCTCCTTAATTACTTTTTATTGACTACTTTCGGGGTTTGCTGCACCATTTGGAGCCCAATAATCATATGCCAATGTTACTGTTATTTCTGCAAAAGAATCTGCCATGTCATATGAAAGATCTATTGGAGAAATATCTATCGGGAAACAGTTATACAATGTATATGTTTCTTGATGACTTGATTGGGAAGTGTTAGAAATAGATTTTACTACATCATTAAATGATACTTGCCAATTTGATGTCAAACTATAATCTAATGTGTGATCAGTTCTATGATTCATCAAATTGATCCAATTCTCAAACATTTGTCTAAGATTTTGAGATTGCAAACTTGAATCATAAATTTGAATTGTCCAGTCGGCGTATGTTCTTTCGCTTGAAAATTTAACTGTTCTTCCTTGCCAAGCGATTGGTATAACCCCTATGCTAGAACCAGGCACTTGTGTTGCTTTGCAGTATATATCATAATCCAACTGACCCCTTGCCGGCGACACTCCGGTATCTTCATTTACTGCCGATACTGCTGTTGGAAACCCACCAGCAATTAAAAATCTATTTGGTCTATGACCATAAAACCTACTTCTGAAATCTGTTATTCCTGTTGCCATTTATTTTCTCCCTTTTCTTTCCTTTTAATATTTATTCAAATTATAAGGGATCACTTAGATTCTTATTTGTAAATGTCAATCTTACATAATTGATTGCAGTTACTGGTTTGACTAAAATATCTGCAACAAATATTCTTTGTTGAATGAGGTCAGGAGTGTTATTTGTGCTATCGCATATAATTCTATAGTCAGAAATACCTCGTTGACCTTTGATTGTATTCAATGCGCTATCTGCTGCAAGACGGAATCTTGCTCTTGTTGTTTCATCGTTTTGCTCGAACAAAATTGCTCTTGCAACAGGAGACAACAATCTTCTTAGATATATGAACAATCTAGAAACATTTATTCTCGAAAGAGTAGATGTTTCTGCTGCACCAGTTTTATCTCCGAAGAGTATAGTTCCTTCGCCTGGGAATGTAACTATTGGATTAATTCCCGCGTCAAACATAGTATCTTGCTCTGCTGCTGTTGGATTTGTTTCCAAACGAACAACATTTAAAATTCTTCCACGAACTCTTCCAGCAGGAGAGAACCAAGGATAAAAATCTCTGTCGGTTCTCGCCAAGCATCCTGCAACATCTGGAGATACATTTGTTCTGATTAAATCTCCGGCGGTATCGAAATGAAGTTTATGACCCCATGTGTGAATGTAATTTTCATTTAGATTTGATGTCGGAGCAGTTGATGGAACAGTAACAGATGTGCTGCATTGAACACCCATAACTGCAAAATCTGTTCCTAATTTTGCGTCAACGACCGCGGCCATATTTGTAACATCAACGGCCGCAGTTCCACCCATAAATACAACATCAAAGTCCAACTCCGATGGTTGGAGTGCTGTGTAAACATTTACTGTGTTTGCTGATGCACCAGTTCCGCTAACATAGCATCCTGCTCCATATTGCAAGAAATTATGAACTGCCCACCACTCCGATGCCCAGTTTGATCCATTATTTGCATTTGTAGCACTAATAAATGCCGCGGCAGATGGACCAATCGATGCACTCAATGTTCCACCAGTAAATGAAGCCGCCAAATTTGTTCTATATGTGTAATCCCTTAAGCGAGAAAACCAATTATTTACGTTTTCAGTAAAGAGATACCCTTGTTGTCTTTCAGCAGTGTCACCCATTCTTAATAAAAGACCGTCAGCAGAAACTAATGCGCCTCTTGCTGGTCCTAAAACTTCGCCAAATGGAGGCGAAAGCGATTCATCCACTATTCTTATTGTAACATTTGGTCTTGCCATTTTTTCTTCTCCTTGATCGTATTAGAATATGTCTTAAATTATATATTGTTTTCTAGGTTTTGATCAAAACCATAATTTCATATCAATTGGCGTATCAAATTCGACCTTTTTTAATGGTTTATCGCTAAGAATCCAATAATCTTCGCCAATTTTTTCTGATTTTTGGGTTTCTGGTGTTCCATCGTCAAAAAAACCAAAAGGCATAATTTCTGATTCTATTTTTTCTATTTCATTTTTATACATTTCCAGACGAACATCTAAATCTGTTAAATTTTTGAAAAAATCTTGTCTAGTCGCCCATGCAAAAAATACCAAACACATTACTAAATCATCATTGTGACCATCATCTGCTTCAAAACTATTCCTTTTTGCTATAAAAGTTGTTAGTTCGTCAATAACATCAATATCTTCGACAATTAATTTATCTTGTTCTATTAAATTTTTAAGAACAGAGCATCCTAATTTCTTAACAATTGTTGTTGTTCGAACACCCATTTGTTGGGATCGACCAAATTCGCTAATTATTTGTCCTTTTCTTCCTAAAACATTTACTTTAATCAAATTTTCATATTCTAAATCATTATGCAAAATATCAGCAACCTGACCACCAATATCATTTACTTCGACTAAACAATACGCATTATTATATTTTTTGCCTATTGATCGAACTATTGATGGCAGAACCAATGGTGAAATTATATTATTTTTATATTTTGCGACTATTTTGTATGGGGTTTGGGTGACATCTAATACAACAATTGCACTATAATCTTTTCCCTGTCCTCTGGATGTATCCACCGTCATGAAATAAACATGATCTTTTACTACATTATCTTCTTCTTTTTGATGTCTTATTGGTTCTTCATAAATCCAATATCCATCTTTATTTTTAATTAAAGGTTGTTTCCAATACAAACTATTTAATTTGGTAGAGGATATTAAAGTATTGCTAGAACCAATAAAATCACACTCGAATTCTTGTTGAAATTGCCTTTCGGATGTGTTTTGTATTGTCTTGCTTTTCCACTCTTCGTCGCGGAGAGGTCCACCGGGATATGCTGGAACTTGACTCCAATGCACCTCAATAGGCACATATTCGTTTTTGTGGTTGATTGCACCTTTCCAGAATTGATAAAACATATTCAATCCGTTGGGTGTCGAAATAATAATAACTTGAGTAGTCTGACCAGATGTTACTGTTGGATAAACTGAACTGAAAAATTCTTCAGAGACATTGGTGGGAACGTGACCGAACTCGTCCAAAAGAATAATGTTAAAAGATCCACCACGGACGGCACTTGAACTCGTAGCAGCTGCAATTATTCTAGAACCATTCTCTAATTGAATTGAATGCTTATTCCATTCAACTATTCCTTGTTGCATCCATAGGGGCAAGTATTCATATGCCATTTTAATTCTTGCAAGAACTTCTCTTGCCGCAGATTGCTTGTTTGCAAGAATAGCAATATTCATGTTTTGATTGAATAATACTTTTCCAAGAAGATAACCAGGTCCAACTGTTGTTGTTTTTCCAGATTGTCTGGGGAGTTTGCAAATAACGTGTCTATTTTTTGCTAATGTTTCTACTATTTTTTCTTGGTAGTCATATAAATCAAAAGGTACAACACCCGAGTCTAGAGATACAACTTTAATATAATTTTTTGCAAAGTATAATGGATCATTGGCGCATTTTAAATATTCTTCAACTTGATCTTTGGTGAAGTCTATTTTTACGCCAACTGGTTTTAAGTTTTTATTTCCTAAATAACCTTTTCTGTTGTATTTAACTGGCATCTTCTTCGCTTTCTACATCTATTACAGTATCGTCTTCGGAATCTGATTTAAATTGACTTCTCGATTTATTTAATAGATTTTGCAAGTCAGTTGTAGAACCAACGTATATTGAATTGTTTGTTGTGTTCTTTACCGATATTTTTTCTTTTTCTGCTTCATTTGCTTGTTTGTGTATCTCAAGCAAATCTTTATTCATATCGCTAAGAGTTTTAAGAAGAGTTGCAGCAACTTCGTATGCTCTTGGTTGATCCCCTGCAATAGCAACTTTCATTATTCCATCAACAGCATCCATACCTGTGTTAATAAGATCTTTTATTCCATCTCTGGCAGTATCAAAATCTGTATTAAGAAGTTGCTCTCTTCTTTCTTTTTTCATTTGTGCAAGTTGCTTTTTATCTACAACTGCTTCCTTTGGTTTTTCGGAACCTTCGTATTTTATTTCGAGAGCTTTTGATATTTTTTCTTCAGACATATTATATACCTCATATTACATTTGATCCATTTGTACTTGTTGTACTTCCAGTTGCAGAGTCTCCTGTCCAACCAAAATCTGTTAGGAAGTTTGAAGGACTTGCGGTCGATCCCAGTAAACCATCGAAAAAGTTAACTTCAGATGTTTCGATTGAAAGTGGTGTTCTGTCTTTGATTTGACCATAAACATATGCCTTTGCAGTAAAATCAAAAACAGTCGTTAGCAGTCTTCTGTTTCCAAAATCACCTTCATAATCTTCATTAGACGCGACCGAGTTTAAAATAATCGGAATGTCTACCTTTGTTGCCAATTTATTCATTTTTAATGTTACTGTAAAGTCTGGAGAAAAATTTGGCAATACTTGTTCAATTATTTGTAAATTATCAGTAACATTTCTGGTAAAAAGATATAAACCAAAATTTATATTATATGGAACTTCGGCCCACATTGAACTTTCAGTTCCATTGGATTCACTGACAATTTTTTTCATTTTATTTATTTTTCTTGTCGGATCATACAAATATGTTGTTATATCAAATCCAAACCTCGGTAATGTAATTTGAACATGGGCGTTATCGGTTATTGTACTATCTTCCCTCAATCTACGAACAAATTTTTCTTTTGGACCGTATGTTATTGGAACTCTTACTTTTTCTGTAACATTTCCAGATGCATCAAATTTAGATAAATAAATTTCATTAAATATCGAACCAAACGCTATTACGAGCTTTCTTATACTTTCATTATAGTAACTTGAGTTTATTCCAAACATTAATATTTACCTTCCGAGAATGGATCTGTTTCTGTGAAGTCAAAAATTGATCCGCTTGTGTTTTTGAATTGCAAAATATCGTTGTCTTTATCAGCAGAGGTTGTATTCGTTGGATCTTTCTGTATAAGAACATTTGTAGTAGTAGTTTGTTGTACTTGGAATTCAGCACCAGAGTTTGCTCCTTTAATTGTCTGTCCAGAACCAGTAAC